ATGGCATTGATATTTGATTAAGATACCATTCCTGTAACAACTTGTTAATTTTATGTGAAAAAGGTGGTAATGAAATGAATAACCCTCGTTCATCGCAGCCATCATCCATCCCCATTAAGATATTGGCAATACCTTGTTTGATTTTTCTGTGGCCCATCCCCTTGTCATTGTATGTATTTGATCGAATGTATAGAGATGGCATTGTTGATTTGTCATCTACCATCTTCGCCATTATCGTTGCAACCGGCTTGGCTTGGGGATGGATGTTTGTGCTGTTGTGGGGAATAGCACAATATTTCCAATGGGTGTAAGATGAAACAAAAAGGGAAACGAACCATATGGACTGTATTAATAGTGTCTTTTATCATATTATCTTTAATCGCACCACCATTAATTATGGCAATTGGTTTACTAATACAACTCAGAAATAGGGCAGACATGATAACCATTATTGTTATTTTGCTACTTGGAACTGTGCTGTCCTTGCTTTACGGCATGTTTGTATTACCAGTTCTGTTCTGAGCTATTGACATAAGAATACGAATGCATTAGAATAGTACCGTAGTCCCAGTGTGGATTGCGGTATTTTTATTTAGCGACCTTGAGCGCATATCTGTTAATTCGGATATGCGCTTTTTTGTTTTTCGGAGAATTATGCCGTACAAAGTTCAGAAAACAGACGATCAATGGTGTGTTTACAAAGAAAACGCAGATGGGTCGGCGGGGAAACAGATTGCTTGTCACGATAATGAATCAAAGGCGAAAGAGCAATCTCGTGCATTGTATGCAGCAGAAGAATCAAAATCGCTTGGCGTTGAATTGGATGAGTATATCTTTTCCGAAATTTTAGAAGAAGAGAAGTCGACAAAAGCCGCAGATGGTGTTGACGAGGTATATAAAAAGTTTTCGTCTTTGGTAAACATGTCTGCGTCAGAATTAGAAAAATGGGCAGAATCGCCTTGTTCCCGCGAAGCCTCATTAACTCGTGCCCCAATTAAGCGCGTATTGAATTTGTTAAAAAAGAAAAAAGATGAATGGGATGCAAACGATATTAAACAAGCAAATCGTGTTATCTCGTTCATTGGTCGGATGAGCGGTGTTGAGGATAGCGATAATGTATCCGAAGATTGTCCTTATTCGAAGAAACAGATTTCGTTACGCAATTGGGGGAGGAAATCAATTGATATGTCTAATATGATTAAAATGGACGATGATTACGAAGAGATGGAAGAAACCATTCTTGAATCAGATGGCGAAAAAAGTTATGAACAGATGATTGAAGAGGTAGCCGAAGCGTGGCGTGGCGACAATTATGAATACACTTATGGAACTGGCTATGTGAGTTCTGTCTATCCATCATACGTAATTGTTCGTAACAATAAAAAACACTGGAAAGTTTCGTACTCTCGTTCAGATGGCAAAATTAAGTTTGCTCCCAATAACAAATGGGTCGAAGTTCGCATGAAGTCCGAATGGGTTAAGAAGAACTTCGACAACCTGTTTTCAATTAAATCCATTAGCGAAGATCGTATCGGTGCATATGGAATCATTTGGGGAGACAAGGATAAGAAAGACCTTCATGATGAATTCTTTACGGCTGAAACTAAGGATATTACATCTGCATTTGATGCTTTGGGCGCACTCCCGTGGTTATTTCATCATGCAGCAGATTCGAAAATAAAGTCTACCGTTGTCGGGGTAATCGACAAGATGGAAGCTGATGACGTTGGTTTGTGGTACGAAGCACGTATCCGCGAACATGAACTTTATAAACAATACGTCAAGCCGCTGGTAGAAAAAGGCAAGCTGTTCTCATCTTCTGGTGCTTATCCAGGTTCTAAAGAGCGAGACAAGAAAACGGGCGAAATCAAGCGGTGGACCATTGCTGAAATCAGTGGTACGCACATTCCGGCGGAGTATCGAATGCTGGATATGCCCGTAAGTGAAGTGAAGTCGATGTATGTTGAGGCAGGCATTGACGAAAATATTATTAAGTCATTTATTTCGGAGAGTGAAGAAGCAAGCCTTGATGAAACAGCAGGACAAGAAACCGCGAAGGTTAACAAAGATGCTGAGATTCAAGCACAAGTGGCGGCACGTAACCGAATTATTGAGATGAAGTTGCGATTATCTAAATTAGGAGAAAAATAATGGATCGTAAAACTCTTTTAGAACAGAAGGCTCGGTATCGTGCCGCAGCCGAACTCGCTGTTGAAGAATCCTCGAAAGCTATGGCTTCTGATGATATGACAACGGCAAATACAAAATCTGCCGAAGCAGATGGTTATATTGCTAAAGCGGAAAATGTACAGGCTCAGATTGATCGTTTGGACAAGATGGATGCCTTGAAGGATAAAGAACCGGAAAAGGCTGAAACTGCTACCAAGACCAATCGTCTGCCGTTTGATGACGCTGACGCACCAGAGCCAGAAGAGGAAATGTCTGTTTCCAAAGCTGTGTATGTTATGCAGTTCGGCGAAGCAGGCAAGGCCGTTGACGTTGTAACCAAAGATGTTTTTGGCAAGGATTACAATGTCAATCGTCAGGCACAAAAAGCTGCTTTTAGCAAATATCTGCGTTACGGCAATTCTCGTTTGACTGCCAAAGATGCTGACTTGCTGAATGAACTGATTTATACTCCAGAAGTTGTTGAAGCTGAGGTTAAAGCCGGGTTCACCGTTCAGGAAATCAAAAGTAACAAAACGGTCCAGCAGGAAGCTGCTCTGGAACTCGGTGGCGCTTTGGTTCCCGAAGATTGGCGCGCTGAGGTTTTGAAGCGAATGATGGGCATGACCATTATGCGTGGTCGCGCTCGTATCGTAACGACTGTTCGTGACGCGATTGAATGGCCTCGCCTGGAAGGTGGGGATGAGCGGTATACCTCCGGCGTACGTGTAACTTGGGTGGATGAAGTTCCTGATTCCGCTGCTGTTGCTCAAACCAACTTCACGCTTGGTACTGTAAAAGTCCCCGTTCACACCGTAATGGCTCGTACTGACGTTTCCCGCAATCTGTTGGAAGACGCAGGTGTGTCCGTTAGCGACCTGGTTGGCGAACTGTTTGCCGAAGCGATGGCGATTGACGAGGATGAACAATTCCTTGTTGGTAATGGCGCTGGCCGTCCGTTCGGTCTTCTGGGCAATCGCTCTGGCGCTGAATACACCCCTGCTGATGGTATCCCAACCGTGATTTCCGGTTCCGCCGCCGCTCTGACTGCCGATGGTTTGATTAACTTGGTTTACGACCTTGATCCTCAATACCTGACAAATGCGGTTTGGGCTGGTAACAAAACTGGTTTCCGCGACATTCGTAAACTGAAAGACGGCAATGGTGACTATCTGTGGGCGCGGGGCATCGAGCGTGGCGCACCTCCGATTGTGCTGGGTTACGACTATATGATGTCTCAAGCACTCCCCACCGTGGCTGCGAATGCTTATCCGTTCATCTTTGGTGACATGCGTGGTTATCTAATCGCTGATAGAGTCGGTATGACCGTTCAGCGAGTGGAAGACACGGATACCGTTGGTAAGAATAAAGTTGCTATTTTTGCCCGTCGCCGGTTGGGTGGACAGGTAATCATGCCTTGGATGTTCCGGGCTTTGAAAGTTAGCGCATAAGGTATAAGGAGAAAATAAAATGCCATTAGGTAGAGGTCTTTCCGGTAGTGAAGTAAAATATATTCTGGCTTTGTCTCCTGTAGCTGTAGCGGCTGCGGGGTCGACAAACGCCTTCGACTTGACCGGTTTTTCGGGTCCGGTTACGGTAGGTGTTGCAGCGAACAGCGCGAACCTCACGGTTAACGTTATGCGCTCTGGCACTAGCAACGGCACATTTGCTGCTATTGGGGCAAGCATTCAATCGCAAGCAAGCAAGCTGGTTGTTCGTAACTTTGCTCTGAACGGTAGTCCAACTTGGTACAAGCTGTCTTATGACAACAACAACGCTGGTAGCATCACTCCTGTATTGTTCATGGCTGTACAGCAACCGCGTCAGACTCCGATCAACCAAACGTCAACAACAACGGTTACCACAAACGTCCTTCAGTT